GCTCTCTGTGGTGTTAGCACTACTAATGCTATCAGAGTAAATGTTGCGGAGCGAATCAATTTCTTTGTCAACTGCATAGATTTCTCTAATGATTATTACTCTACTCGTATCACGTTGGTATGTCGCAGTAGCTTTCGAGGTAGGGCGTGTTAATAGTAAAGCTGATACCATGCCCCCCACATATGTCAGTCCTGGAATCAAAAAAGGGTTCAGCATTTCCGCTAACTTGGACTTCAAAGTCTGCATCTGTTACGTTTCTTTTTAATAGTGTTACAATGTCAATAATTATTCCTGCTGTGTCAGATAGCACCTCAATCGTGTTGCTTCCACTTTCAAACTGTCTGTCCATCACAAGCATTGAGAAGTCATAATTAACAGCCTTCTGCTCAGTGTTAAACGTGAAGCCGTTTGGAACTAACCACACAAGAGGGTAGTATTTAACCTCGTCAACAGCGAAGTCAAACTCTGCTCCCACTGCGAACTTTCCCACCATTCGATGGCTTTCCGCCTGTGTTTTTATTTTGTCGATTATTTGGTTGAGCGTCATATTTTTTTAGCTTGGCTTCGTTTTTTAGCCTCCATTTATTTTTTGTAGTCATCAGGGAAGTCATAATTGTAGAAACAGTCATCATCCGTACCCGGTAGATACATTCCTCCGAAATATGCTGTATTCTGTGGGCGTATTACATCAAAGCCAGTACCAGGGTTCAAATACTTCGGATAGATAGTTGGATTCTCTTTGAGGAAATCTCTTAATCGCTCCGCATAGTATTCCGCTTTATCTCTGTAACGTTGCTCTATCTGTGTTAATTCTCCTGTTGTGATAGGTGTTGCGTTTTCAGAGTTGCGAGATGCTACTGACTTATTCATGAACTTGAAGGTCATCGGAAGCATCGACTCAGTAAGACTGTAATACTTCAAACAAGGTGCAATGTAACTATCAAGTAAAGTCGTGTTATCGCTTGTTAGTGTACCGTTATAGGCTTGGTCTTGCAGCTCGTCGTATATACCCGACCCGATAACATCTCTGATGTAAATCTCCTGAGCCTCCTTTATTGCCGCTTTTAAAAGCTTAGGATCAACATTCTCGTTGATGGGTGAGTTGTCCTGTAAGTAGGTGGTGCTGATAAAATATACAAAATTAGCCATTTATTCTTCTTCTTAGTAGTTGTGGTTGCCAAATGTGTCTGCAATATGGTACGTGAGTCGTTGTGCCTTTAATGGTCATCCAACCGCCTCGTCTTTTCCAAGCTGAATATCCTGGGTCGTTGTACTCTCTTGCAAGTATCACAGATATTTGGTCGATTTCTTCTCTTGTATAAACTCGGTTCAAACGTATCATCCTCTGACAGAAATCTCTTGATGTAGGCAACAAATCGCCTCCGCTTATACCTGGAGCTTTCTCGTAAGTGTAACGGGTAACAATCTCTGTTCCTACATTAGAATTTTCTAAAGTTGTTGTTCCCTCAGGTGTGATTCTGAAACCATCGTCAACAGACTCAATCAAGCCCCTCTGTGCCATTTCGTCAACCTCACGCATTATCTCCTCCACAGGCTTCTGTATGTTGTTTGAGAGGGTTTCTAAGGTGATTCCATCGTTACTATACAACCACTGCAAAATCATTGCTTGTAGAGCATCTCCGAACTCCAAAGGTACAGGCTCAAAATTGTCTGCATCTTCACCGAACTCGGCAAAGACTTTCAAATCTTTGTCATCATCCCATCCAAAAGGATTCTCACAACTCTCACATTTCACTTGTTCTGACATTGTGGTTGTGGCTGACATTCCTAACTCGATACGAGCCTCATCTCTGTCAATGATGCCTTTCTCAAATAGTTCAACGTAGTCAAGTCCAATCGGTGGCTTGTTCTTAGTTTTAAGCTTAACAGGTGTAATGTATTTAAAGATAGAACTCAAAGCTCTATCCATCTGATTCTGTCTTGGCTCAATGTAGGAAGTTTGGAAAGCCTCAAATGCTTCAATCAACTCGTTACGCCCTCCAAGTTGCCCCTCGGTCTTTATACCGAAAAGCATGGGAGAAGTCACACGGTGAGCCATCAAAATCTCCTCTTGTACGGTGTTGTTAAGGATGTCAAACTGTTTATCAAAGTCTGAAGGTGCTAAGTTGTTAACTACTGAAGGAGTTTCATTCGGATCGTTGAACTGAATGATAATAGAACCAGCGTTATCCGTGCCGCTAAAGTTGTCTTTAAATCTTCTAATTGTCTGCCTAGCTTCTTCAGGTGACGGAATGCCTTTAAACAATTGTAAAAGCGTCTGAGCAGAAAAGCCCGATTTGATAGAGTTAAGATGGAAGTTTGCAATCTCGGTGTCTATTTCTATGTACTTAAGAGCCGATTGGTAAGGTGCAGTTGGATACTCTCCGCAACCTGCCTTGTACATCTTAAAATAAAACACCTGCTTAGATTCTCGTGTATTAGGATTCCAAGCGTAATAATGGTCAGGCTTGACTTTTCTATCACTCCAATCTTCAGCGTATAGATAGTGACCATCTAACGAGTGACGTACATTCTGAAAAGGCAGATGATAAATCTCAGCTATCTTAGTCTTGGCTTTGTTCCAAATGATTTCTAAAGCGAACCCATCAAACAACTCCAAGTCTTGAGCAATCTTGTTTTTAAGGCTGTCAAAGTCCTCATAAGCGTTGATTGAATCAAGAGCATCGTTTGCCTTTGCAATGTCCTCTGTGTTGTATGCTATGATTTCGGTTTTATCACCGGCTATGAAGTCTGCTTTCTGAGTAACAATAGCCCCGTGCTTTGGTGAGCTGTTAAACAAGTCAATCAACATCTGGGGGTAAGCGTTATCCTGCCCATAAGTCAAGAAGCCTTTTGCTTTATTCTCCTTGAAAATGGGAATCTTGCTTTCCGCAAAGTTGATACGTATGAAGTTATTTTCCATTTGTTTTATCTTTTGCAAATATAGAACCCACACCAGCAACGATAAACGCCCCTGCCTCTGTGAGTGTTGCTTTGTTTATTCCGACTAATATCAATGACCCTGTCACAAGTAGAACACCCAAAGCCGTTGTTTTCCAGTTCTTAAATACTCTATCTATCATTTACCAAATCTTAACTCTAACAAACTGTCGTTAATATTCCGCATCCGCTTCAATTCCACTGTTGCACTATCGTACAACTTTTGACTTTCCTCTATCTGCTCCGCTACTTCATCCTCAATCGTTGGCTTATCGGTTGACAATGCCAAGATAATTGCTAATATTCCTATTGCTAAAAGCCCTTTCATATCTTTCCGAGTGCTTTATAGATTTTGATTTCAGTCACCAACGCTGAACACAAGGAATCTTGAGTTTTAAGCATTGCCGACATTTTCCGCAGTTCGGTTTCACATTTTACCAATCGCTTTTCACATTGAGCAGTTGCAAGGTTGCTTTGACGCTCTGCTCTGATGTATAGGGCAGTAACGACAAATAGCAAAAGGTAGGTAATTGCCTTCTCGCTGTTCTTGGTGAATTGCTCAAATGTCACGGGGAATCTCATATTTCTTCGTGTGGTGTGATTGTAATGTCAGTAGGCTCACCTAATACCGCTTCCAATCCATCTACATAACGGATATAATAAAACCCGTCAAGTTCTGAATAGGAATAGTTGACCCAATAGATGGTCGTATCATTAGGTCTAATTGGGTAACCTTTGTAATCTGCCGCTTGTTGTCTTGCGTTGATTGCTTCTTGTTCTGTGTTATATGTATATCCTTGCATTAGTATATTGAGTAAAAGTCGTTTATGTTTGTTTCAATGCCCGTGCGGTTTGAGGATTGGTCGGATGGATAGAAGATACTTTCTTGTAATTTCATAGATGTAAATCTATCAACTACGACACTTGTAGCAAAATATAAGTTGCTATTGGTATTTTGAACCACTATACTTTCTATTGATGTCGTGATTAAAGCATTATTATCTAATCCAACAAATATATCAGATGTGTCATAGCCGTTATAAATTAACGTTTGTTGAGTTAATGTCAATGAATAATTCACCGCCACAAATTGATTGATATCTTCATCAAACACTATTAATCGGTCTTCTTCCAATCCATATTCCCGTTCACCAGCCTGACCTACCCCTTTATTATAAATATCTATAAATGAGGTATTACTTCCAGTTATAACATTAGTCACGGTGAAATTATTTAAAATAGATTCACCCGATAAAATATCTCCTAAATTCAAATAATCATTATTACCATCAAATTGTGCCGCAGGTTTTCCGTTCTCCTCAATCACACTCCCACTACTAACTATCTGTGGCTGACTTGCAGCCGTTGTTTGAGTAGCATCGTTTCCGTTTCCGCTTTGGTCGTACCAAGTCGTTACGAATCCATTTGTTCCACTGCAAAAACTTTCAAGCGTTGTAACGTCTAACTCGTTATTTACGAAACCTATATCTTGCGTTGCATTGTCCGATGCCCTTCTTACCTCAATAGCATTTGTGACTCCACTTTTTAACTGACGTAAGGAATAAGCAGCAGCAGCCCCCGTGTAGATGTCAAGTAAATATATATTAGCATCCTCACTCCCAATCAACCCCAACTGAGTAGGCAATTGTCCAGCGACTAACTTATCGCCAAACAACTTCTCGTTAAATCCTCTGAATATCCCGAAATCAGGCATTAATAATCTCCTTTAATTGCAAATATGTTAACTCCGTCAGTTTGTGCTACGGTGATTCCTACCTGTACTTTCTGACCTGCTTTAAGTTGTAGGTCAGAGTATGCCGTCACTTGTCGCTGAGATGTTACTGTTGTAGATGCCGTTACTGGTTCCATTGCAATTTCATCGTACAACTTTGGATTTGTTCCTGCTGTGTCTGTGATGAAAATAAGAACAGTGTGAGCCGTGTTATCTCCTCCAACCTTTGCCCCTATTTGGGTTATTTTAGTGCCGTCAGTTGCTGCCGTTAATAGGTCGGATAGGTTAGTAGTAGTCGCTCCTGTTCTGTCCGTTGTCGCAGCCGTTACCGTTACGATTGCCGTTTCAGGAGTAAGTGCGAATATGGGTGATGTGTTTGCCATTAGTAGTTATAAAATAAATATAAGTCACCGCCCGTGCTTGGTGGTATTTCTAAATTAGTTAAGTTGCTTCCGTCAACCGCTGGAAGTTTGCTGTCTGCATCCAACTGCACGAGTTCAGATGCTCCGTTAAAAGTGTTGCCTTGCTTGGTTACGCTTTGAGCAGTTAAAACGCTTTCAACCTTTGCGTCGGTGTAATACTCGTTTGTTCCCTCTGTTAGGTCATCGGTGGTCTTAGTTGCTAATCGTGCATCAAAACGCCCATCAGTGTAGTAAAGGTTATCCCCTTCTGTTAGATTGGTAGTTGTTTTAGTTGCTAACGATGCATCAAATTTCCCTTCTGTGTAATAGAAGTTAACCGCACCTTCTGAGATGTCATCGGTGTCAAGTGTTACAGCTCCCGTTTGCCCGTTTACGCTCTGCACGTTTCCTTGAGATGCTATTGTTATAGTCTGCAAGTCATCGTCAAAAGTGATAGATGTGTTATCTCCTGCAATCAGGGAAGCCTTAACCTTGCTGTAAACTCTTGTATCCGTGAAATAAAGATTTGTGCTACCTTCTGAAAGGTCATCAGTGTCGTTTGCTGCAAGTACTCTCTGTCCAATGTTTTCTAAGTTGGTTCGTTTGGTTAAATTCTCGGAATAGTCAACCACAACAAAACTATCCTGTAAAGGGTCAATAGTTCCGATTGGGTCAAGTTGTGAAATTTTCTGATTAGCCATAGTAGTTAACGATACGCCCTCCTTGTTCTAAAGTTAAAAAATCACCGCTCTCAGTTAACAAAAAGAAAGCCGTCAAAGCATCTACATCATATATCTCCTTCGTTAGGTCAACATTACGCTGAAAGCCTGTATCTCTCTGAGTAGTGTAAAGAGATTTGTTAAGGTCAACGTCATGCTCCTTTCCTATTGGTCGCTGTGTTGTATATATTTTTTTAGGCAATTTCGTAGAATAGTTCGTCGTTTCTCAATGGTATTACCTTCATGATTCCCGTTTCAACTACCTCATCCGCATTGTTTGGATTTGTGTTTGTTGGATCTTCTTGGGCATATACCGTGTAAAGATGCTCACCCACATCAAAAGTGGTTGCATCTGTATCTCCTTCTGTTATCTCAAACGAGTTAAACCTACCTGTGTAGGCTGATGTATCCGCTAAGATAAAGTTCTTTATCGTGTCGGTTTGGCGTGACTTCATAGAGAACAAATAAGTTGGGTTGCTAATGGTCGTTTTCTCTGTAAGAGTCAAGTACCATGTAACCGTGTCTTGCTTTGTTATCGTGATCATCTATATATAATTAAGAAAAAACGGATTTTGGCGAAAAAAAAAAGAGGAGAGCCGAAGCTCTCCCCTATTAGAAACTATGAAAACAAGAAATTAGATACCTAACGTCGTTGCAACAGCAGCCTGTACCAAGTATGGAGATTCAGCCTCAATCGCACTTAAAGTGAAATTGTAGCCTTGTACGTCACCCATTGCAGTACCTGACTCGGAAGTCATTGCAGTGATGTCGCATCCGTACTCAGAACCAGCTAACCAGTAGTTATCGTTGTTGTCCTTCACGATGCAGAATACACGATTCTGAGCAAGGAGCTTTAACTCATTACGCTTTGTTGTTGACAACTTACGCAAACGAGCAACAATGTCAGATTGGTTGAATACTGTTCCGTTCTCTTGTGAAACATTTGTAGTGGTAGTCATACTACCCACGCCCTTCGGAAGCTCATAGGTGTAAACATCCCCTGAAGCAACTGTTGTAGCTGTTACCTCTCCACCGCTAACAGTGAAACCAGTAGAAGCCCAGTCGATTAAATGAATGCTCTTGATTCCACCAACGGCATCCTTGCAGTCAAGTGTAAATCCTTGTGTTAGATTACAAGCCATTGGTTACCTCCTTTAAGCTAAAGT